GGGCGTTCTGTGTTACGTTGTGATACTCACGTTCTTAGCTGCATGCTGTGTTGCGCTTTGCGTTTCTGTGGGGATGCGATAATGCCTGACGCCTCATGGAAGAGGGCGGAGCGCACGGTGGCACGCGACTTCGGATTGCGACGCATCGGCACGACCGGCCGTGACACACCGGATGCTGCCGGCGGTGTCTGGTGCATCGAGGTCAAGTGGCGCACCAAACTGCCCCAATGGCTCTGGTCTGCGCTCGACTCGATCCGCGCCAAGGCGCATACGAACCAGGCCCCGTTGGTAGTCCTCTGCGAGCGGAACCGCAAACGTCGGATGGTTCTGATGGACTACGGCGACTTCCTCGACTGGTTCGGCGGAGGTGATTTCGATGTTGTCTGAGCCTACTTACTCGTGGATCATCTGGGCAGCTATTAGACATAGGTGCTGACAATGTGATAAACTAAAACCGAGGTGACTCATGGGAAAACCTTGGTATCTAAGTAGGACGCTTTGGTTCAACCTGCTCGCGCTTATCGTGGCGGTGGCCACGGCGTTCGGTTGGGCAGACTTTGAGCCGAGCCCTTTAGTCGATCACATTGCGGTCCTCATTGTGGCACTGGTCAATCTCTGGTTACGCACCAAGACGAGTGAGCCAGTCCGCCGAGGGCCGTGATTGCGTTTGAGGCAATCGCGTGTCCAGCCTGGAAGCCATCGATGTCAAACTGGACGAGATGTCGCAGGACATCCGAGAGATTAAGGCACTGTTGCGCGCGCAGAACGGCCGGGTGCGTGGCAACGAGCAGGCCATTGCGCGATTGCAAGAGCGCGAGCAGGCGCGCACAGCTGGGCTCGTGGGCCTGCAATTGATCCTGGCAGCAATTGCGACGTGGCTTGGTGTTAGCAGGTGAGTGGGATTTGACGACTACAAATTGGGCGAACCGTATAGTTGGCGAGGGCGTGAAACCGGCGGACCAGTTTCTCGCCAACCCGCAAAACTGGCGGCGCCACCCGAAGGCACAGCGTGAAGCGTTGCGTGCCGTCCTGGATGAGATTGGCTGGGTGCAGAGGGTGATCGAGAACGTGCGCACGGGGCACCTGATTGACGGTCACGAGCGGGTGTGGAACGCATTGCAGGCAGGCAACCAGGATGTCCCGTACGTCCAGGTGGACGTTAGCGAGGAAGAGGAACGGTTGCTGCTGGCGACGCTCGATCCCATCGGCGCTATGGCCGAGACGGATGCTGCGCAACTGGACGAGCTCCTTCAAGGTGTCCGGGCCGAGAGCGAAGCGTTGCAGCAGCTTCTCGGGGAACTCGCCGAACAGACCGTTGTGCCCGAGGAAGATGGTGGCGACGCGCTGCGCGAAGTCTCCGATGAGCTCGAAGGCGCGTATGCGCTCAAGCCCGACATGCACTTTGATTCTCCATGTCTGTACGGCATCCCTGAATTGCGTGAGGATCGGCTTTTGCCATTGCCGGAGGGGTTGGCTTGTTGGCCTGGCGACGACTTAGCCGATATGGCCGATGCCGAGCGTTATCTGCTGATTTACGGTAATTCGTGTCGGCTCCTAGACTTCGACAAGACAGTGTTGGCATTCTACACGGAAGATCGCCGGTTCGAGTCGTTCTGGTCGTATCCCGACAAGCAAACTGCGAAGCTGGTGAACGCTGGTCTGCTCGGTGTCGTGACTCCGAACTATTCCCTGTGGCCTGACGTTGCCGAGGCGGTGCGTATCTGGAACACGTTCCGGTCGCGTTGGATCGGGCGGTACTTCCAGGAAGCCGGTTTGAACGTGATACCGGACGTCAACTGGAGTTGCGAAAGTGATTATCGGTTCAGCTTCGCCGGCATCCCGCGAGGCGCGCCGTGCATCTCGGTTCAGGTTCAGACGTTTCGCCCTAATCAACCGGATGAGGTTGTGAGGGTTCGCAGCGGCATACAGGCGGCTATAGAAGCGCTGGAGCCGCAGAGTGTGTTATTCTATGGTAGCAAGGCCGGTCGGGAGTTGGTCGCCGATCTCGGCATGGCGATACCATATGTAGCGTTGCCGACGTTGATGGACTTGCGTCGGCAATACCTCAAGGATAAGAAAGGGAGATTGCGATGATAGTGCTTGGTTTTGGTGGTCGCGGCGGGCGCATCAGGCGAGGAGTGCGCAGGGTCGCCGGCGGTATCGTGCGACGACTCCGACGACGTCGCTAGGTGAAGACCAGAGCTCGCACGAGGCGGAACCACAGCGGGCAGGCTATGGTTGTGCTGGCAGTTGGGCCCTGCGCATCGAAAAGTGTGAGGCGACCCGAGCGCGGGTGCCAGACTGCTCGCACTTCTCCTGCTCGGATTCGATACCGCTTCGCGAGCTCGATGTCTTCGGCTGATGGCCCCTCGGGCCCGTTCGGGTGCGTGTGGATCACGCCCCACACACGGATGCCCAACCGCCCCGCGGTGTCTCTTGCTTTGTAGTAGATACCGCGTTGCACGGAGTAGCGGTTGGGGTTGGGACGACGCGAGGGGACGGGCCAGACGCCCTCGATGGCGTCATCCGATCCAATGAGGAGCCCACCGGTTTCGTTGCCTTCCCAGTCGATGAGCTCTGAGAGGGCGTGCCATTTGAGGTTGATCTTTGGTGTGTTCATACTTCAAGTATAACCGCTGTACTCTGGAGGTCAATACTACTTTCGGGTTATGCAGAAGCTGACATGTGACGAGATAATAGCTGCCGTCAAGAAGGCGAACGGCAACCTCACGGCTGCCGCTCGCATACTTGGTGTCACCAGACAGACGTTGTACAACTACCGGAAACGGTACAAGACGGTCAACGACGCCATCGAGGAACAACGCGAGACGATGCTGGACAACGCTGAGTCGGTGCTGTACCGTGCTGTGCTGAACGGCGAGGCATGGGCTGTGTGTTTCTTCCTGAAGACGCAAGGCAAGAAACGCGGCTACATCGAGCGTTTGCAGCAAGAGTCGACCGGCGAGATCACGGTGAGGGTAGTACGTGACAGCAAGCACGCGCACTGAGTACACCGTTTACCTGCCCGAGCCGCACGAGTTGCAGGCCGAGATCGAGACGCATCCGGCCAAGCGTAAGGTAGTGTGCGCCGGTCGGCGTGCCGGCAAGACAACGCTTGCGGCGTTGGTTGGTGTCGAACGAATGCTGGATGGCAGGCGTGTTCTACTCGCAAGCACGACGCAAGACCAGGCGGATGCGTTCTGGGACAAAGTGAAAATTTGGCTTGCCGACCTGATTGCCGATGGTCTCGCGTATAAGAACGAGGCGAGACGCATACTGCAATTCGGCGCAGGGCGCATCAGGGTCAAGACCGGCCGAGATGCCGATGTGCTCCGAGGCGACTACGCCGATTTTCTTGTCCTAGACGAGTGTGCGTTGCTCGATCCCGATGCCTGGGATAAGGTCGGGGCACCCATGTTGCTCGACAACGACGGAGACGCCATGTTTATCAGCACGCCACGTCGGCGCAACTGGTTCTACAGATTGTTTCTGCGCGGCGAGCAGGACGGTGAGTACTGGCGCTCCTGGCATTTCACGAGCTTTGCTAACCCGTATCTTGACCAGCGGGCCCTGGAGGATCTCATAGCGAATATGAGCGACGAAGCGTACCGCCAGGAGATTCTGGCCGAATTCTTGGAAGGCCAGGGCCAGGTATTCCGCAACATCCGTGCATGCACCAATGCGCCACCAGGCGCCAAGCCTGAGGCCCACCTGGGTCATCGCATCGTCTTTGGCGTGGACTGGGCGAAGGCGCAGGACTGGACGGTGATAAGCGTGTTTTGCGTCGACTGTGGCTGTGAGCTCCAGTTGGAGCGTTTCAACCAGATTGACTATGTCGTCCAGTCGATGCGTCTGAAAGACTTAGCGAAGTGGTGGAAACCTGCCGTTATCCTTGCCGAGAGCAATGCGATGGGCCAGCCGTTGATCGACGCGCTGAGCTATGAGGGCTTGCCTGTCCAGGGATTCGAGACTACAGCGACTAGCAAGCCGCAGCTTATCGAGAGCTTGCGCCTGGCACTGGAGCGTGTCGAGGCCCAGTGGCTCGACATACCCGTAGCTACTAGTGAGCTGGAAGCATACGAGCAGAAGGTCAGTCCAACAACCGGCCGGAGTACGTATAGTGCCCCTGAAGGCATGCACGACGACACTGTGATTGCTCGGGCGCTGGCATTGCGGGCAGCGTTGACGCCTGCGTCGCACGAATTGGTGTCGGTGGTATGATTGACGATATTCTCTGGATCACTGGGGCTGTAATCGTAGCGTTTGGGCTTGGTATGATTTACTTGCCGCTCGGCGTGATAGCTAGCGGTCTTATCTTGATAGCGCTCGGGGCCATCCTCGGGTATCGTAAGGCGATGAACAATGAGCCTCATCAGTAGCTTATTTGCAGTAAGAGCAGCGCCGAAGAAATATCCATCCTGGATGTTGCGTGCGGCGACATCGGAACGTCATTCGTTGCCCAGCCTGGACACTGTCACGAACCAGGAACAACTGTATCAGCGGCTATCCTGGGTGCACATTGCAGTCAGCACGATAGCCGAAGCGGCAGCGTTGCAGCAGCTGAACGTCAAGAAGATGGTCGGCGAAGATACCAAAGACATTCCCAACCATCCTTTCGAGCAGCTTTTGCGCCGCCCCTCGCCTCTCTATTCCCGCTACATGCTCTTGTACGCGACGTTCGCCTATCTTACGCTGACTGGCAACGCGTACTGGTGGCTCAACAAGCCCAATGCAGATTCGCCGCCCGATGAGATTTGGATAATCCCGAGCCACCAGATCGAGCCGGTCCCCGACGGCCGTATGTATATCAAGCACTACGAGTATCGTCCAGGCGGGTTCCAGCGTGCTGTCGAGCTCCCAACGCACGAGATTGTACACTTCAAGCAATTTCACCCGCGGAGCAGTTTCGTGGGTTTGAGCCGAATCGAGCCCTTGGCTCAGGTGGCGAAGGCCGACTTGGCGATGCAGGAGTGGAACCGCGAATTTTTCGCCGAGAACCATGCCAAAGTCCCTGGAGCGCTGGCCTTTGCCGATATGATCCCTGATTCGCTCTGGGAGCGGCTCAAAGCGGATTTGCGACGCGAGCACGGCGGCACGAAGCGCAACCTGATGATGCTGCGCGGTGTCGGCCAGGGTGGCGTGCAGTGGATCGCTACCAACATGAATCACGATGATATGGAATTTCTCCAGGGTCGACAGTTCAACAAAGAGGAGATACTGGCGACGTTTGGCATTCCGCCTGGGATGCTCGACAAAAATGCCACGGAAGCGAATGCCCAGGTGGCCAAGGCTGCGTTTGCTGAATACACGCTTTGGCCTGCCCTCGTGAACGTAGCGGAGACGATTAGCAACGATGTTTTGCCGCTGTATGGCGAGAATCTGATTGCCGAGTTCGACGATCCGCGCAAGTCTGACCGGCTGGTGGATTTGCAAGAGCTTCAGGAATATGCACGTTACCAC